ACCGCCTCAAAAAATCTCTTTCGCGTGTAGATACGGGGGGAGCGTCTCTACAAAATTTCTAGTAAAATTGAGATTATGGGGTATACCATATGTGAGCATACTCACAGTAAGAGTGGGTACTATGAGAGTGGGTGGACGGCGCGGCGGAGGAGGGAGGGAGTGGGTGTATACGCTTCGGAGAAGGTATTTTTTGGCATGAAAAAACCGCCTAGGGTATTGACAAACAGCGTGGACGGTGGTACACTCTAAACATGGGCATGGAAGCGCAGCGCGAATTTAGCATGGCCGACACATCAGAGGATTTCTATACTGATTCGCCGGCGCTTAGTACTGCGGAGCTTGAAGACCGCAGTCCACTTCGGCGCGCTCTTCGGGCACATTTCTCACGCTTCGATGGCCTGCTAGAACCTCGCACTGGCCCACGAAAGGACGAACTCTGATGCCCACGCCCTCCCCCAGACTCGGACACTTGCACTATGGAGGATCGCTTGCTAGTAACGGCAAGCTTTCCTCCAAGCCAGCGCCGAAGAATATGTTTAAAAAGCTCAAGCGCCTCGAAAATATGGTACGCCTTGAGGTCGCTGGTTTTGGCGAGGCTGCTGCTGCGGCGATGCTTTGTATCTCTGTTCCACGCCTCCGCTATATCAAGAAATCCCCAGAATACCTCCAAGCTCGCATCAAAATCACCCATGGTATTATCCTCGACAACGAGGCAGAACTCGGCGTTATAAAAGAGCAACGGAAGGAGATGCTATCTCAGCTTCTTCCCGTTGCTTTTCAAGCTTTGGCGAATGAAATCAGCGTACCAGCAACCACCCTACCAGAACGCAAGCACAGAACTGCTATCATTCAAGACATGCTAGATCGCGAAGGAACATTCGCCAAAGTTTCCAGAACCGAAATAAAGCCTGTGGAGATGTTTGAGTTTGAGCAAGCAGACGAGGCTTCACGAAGCATTATCAATGCTATCCGTGGTATCGCTCCAGCAAAGAGTGAGCATACCAAAGAAGCTGTCGAAGCGAACAATGCGTTCTCTAACTCGCACACACTGAGTGCCGTAGACCAGCAAGCAGCTCTTGACAACCTCGAACGCCTCGCCGCGGAAGACCCGGCGTTGCTTGAGCTTATGGAAACTGACGGTACAGTGAATTGAAATGCCTGAGTTTATTTATCCATCGCGTCCTACGCATAGCAGTTACCTCTGGATGTACTGTATCGAACTTGAACTTGGAATCTCAGAATGGTATTGAAAAGGAGCAGCAAATGGCAAATAAATTTGTTTCATGGCTGGATAATGTTCCAGCCGAGTTGAAGAAACTCTTCACCAATCCTGTTGTGGACGCCGCTATCTCTGGCGGTCTTGGTCTTGCTGCCGAGCTTGATCCTGCTCTCGCGCCGCTGTTTAATGGCCTCGCCGCAGCTGTTACCAAGGCCGAGGCTCTGGCTTCCGCCGCGAATGTGCAGAGTGGCTCTGGAGCACAGAAGTTTGCTCTGGCTCTGCAAGATGCACAGGCAATTTTTCAGGAGTATGAGACTGCTACTGGTAAGGTACTGGAAACTCCTCAGCAAACTAATATCATAAACTTTGTTGTCGGTATCTTGAATAACCTTCCTGGACTCCCGGCGACCGCGTCGCCTGCCAATCCAAGCACTGTAGCAGCGACTACGGTTACTGCGACGGCGGCGGTTAATAAGGAATAAGAGGTTTTTGTGAGTCAACGGGAAACAGAGCAAAAGGTACGCGACGTTCTACGGTCTCTTGAAGTTGGAGAGACCGGCGAGACGTTTGTACCTCGCTCTACTGTCCTGGGCTACAACCTTATTCCCACGGAACTGTGTAAAACGGCGGCGGAGAAGAAGCAGGTCTTTCGGGCAAATGCGCTCATGGACCTGTACTACTTCGCCACCGTGGTTATAGGCAAAAATCGTTTTTCCAAGAATCCGAACAAAGAAAAAAACCTCCACTATCAAATGTGCCTCACGGTAATGAAGGATGGCCTCAAGGAAGGAATAGAAATCCCCCGTGACCATTTCAAGAGTACCGTCTACAGTGAGTGCTTTCCTATATGGCGTGCCCTTCCTTTCGGTAAGCGTGAAGAGGATTTCTTTACCAACATTGGCTACACTGATCTCTACATTGAGTGGATGCGTAGAACCCACAGCCAAGACATACGAATCCTTCTTGTATCCGAAACAATCAAGAATGCGATTAAACTGGGTATCCGAATCGCAAACCACTACGAAAACAACACTCTCTTTCGGCAACTTTTCCCAGAGATAATGCCAACCGAAAAGGAGACGTGGACTAATGAATCCCTGCACCAGCGTCGTACTCCCTCCGGTCGTGGTCAAGGTGAAGGAACGTTTGATTTTATCGGCGTCGGAGCAGCACTCCAGAGCCGACACTATAATGTGGTTGTCGAAGATGACCTCGTTGGGCGTGAAGCCCGTAAAAGCTCCATCGTTATGGCCGATACAATCGACTACCACCAGATTCTTGTCGGAGCGACGGACAGTGATCCGAATAATCCTGGGAGAGACTTCGATGAGATAGTAGTAGGAAACCGCTGGAGCCATGATGATCTCAATTCTCACATTCGTGCGGAAGAGCCTTATTTTAACTGGACTACTCATAGTGCTCTTGGTGGATGTTGTTCTTTACATGCTTTTGGGGAACCCATATTTGCAGAGGCGTTTACGAGGGAGAAACTTCTCAGATGGAAACGGCGGTTAGGGTCATACCATTTTAGTTGTCAGTTTCTTAACTATCCTATTGACCCGTCTAAAGCTAAGTTTAGCATGGCGGATTTCCGCTATTTCCATTTCGAGAAGGTAACTGGCGCACTGTCTATTCCCAAAGAATCTCCCACGCTCAATCGCCTTTTTGAAATCTCGCATCCTCAGCAATATCGTATCGCCATCCGGCACCATGTTGCCGACGGCGATGTAGAGAAGGATGTTTTCCCACGCAACCTCGATCGTTATATGATCGTCGATCCGAATCACGGTGGCTCACATCTGGGACAAGAGGCTGGTAAAGACGGTCGGTGCCGTCATGCTATCGCCGTGACAGGTGTGACTCGTGATCCACGTAGAATCTATTTGCTCGACCAGTGGGCTAAGGCGTGTTCTATTGATGAGTTTGTCAAGCAGGTATTTTTCTATGCTGTGAAGTGGAAGCTGCGTGTTGTTTATGTTGAGGCTGTGGCGGCGCAGAAGTACTTGCTCTATCACCTAAACTACTTCGTCGAAGAGCACAAGCACACACATCCAGAACTCGCTGGCATCCAGTTCCTTCCTCTCAAAACTCCACAAAACGCAAACGCCAAAGCAGAACGCATCGAGAACTTTATTCCAATCGTCGAGCGCCATGAGCTTTGGCTTGATGTAAACAACTGCGTCGAAACAAAAGAGGAAGCCGAACAATACGGTCAACGCAAAGGTTTAATCGATCTTCTTGATGTACTTAGCTACGGGCCTCAAGTTTGGAAGTTCGATACACGCTCTAGGGAGCAAGTAGACGAATTCTTACTCAAGCAAATGGCTCAATATCGTCGCAGAGTAGCTTCAGCCGCAGCTTGAAAGGAACGAGAATGGGAGCGATAGGTGAGTGTATTCCATGCCAATCCGTCATTGATCTTGCAAAAGATGTAGCTACTCTTAAACGGGTTGTCTTGGAAGGAAACGGAGCGCCTTCTTTGGTATCCAGAGTAACAGCAACCGAAACGAAACTCGCACTCATAACGTGGCTTAGTGGCGCAACGTTTGTGGGAATTGTCACTCTCATTGTCACGATAATAGCGAAACACAACTGAGGAGCAGCGATGCAAGTCTCATACGAGCAATTCTTAATCTTCTACTTCGGCTACCAAATCTTCTCTGCTTTGGTTCAGGCTTTACCTGAACCAAATGGTAATGTTTGGTATACTTTTTTCTATAAGTTTATGAGCCTGCTTATTGCGGATTTCAAAAGCTTTAGTGCTCAAATGCCAGCGGCACCTGCACTCACAGTCACACAGAAGTAAGGAAGCCCAATGCCATATCAGCCACCCACGGAAGTAACCGAGAAGGAATTCGGTAAAGACAACTATCAAGCCTTGTGTGATTTTATCAAGGATAAGATAGCGCATCTTGACCGGAGGCTTCAGACTTTTAGGACTGAGAAGTTGCCTGAGTATGTGCGGTTGTACAAGGCAAGGCCGAAGTCTAAAGAAGCGGATTGGCCGTGGCCGGGTGCTGCTAATCTGGTAATTCCGATTATCGGTACAGCATCGGATGAGTTGTTGGCGCGTGTGATGGGTGGAATCTATATGTACGACCCACTCTGGTCAGCAACGATGAGTGGGGATTTGCCGACAAAGGATGGAGAAGAACTAAAGCAGCTCACACAGAATTTCCTTATGGATATGGCATATGATCCTAAGGAATTGGACCTGTATCGTGTAGAGCAGAGCGCCTTCCACAGTGCTATTAAGTACGGCACAGGCATCATCTACACACCATATGAATACGAGGAGCAGGTCGAGCGAGTTTATATAGGCGGCGGAGCTGCTGACGGGTCGCCGGTGACTTCAAAGAACAATGTCTTTGTGAAGCGTGATGGCCCTCATCCAGAGCTTCTTCCACTCAATCGCTTTGGCTTTGATCCCTCTGTTCCGAAGCTTGAGAACATGAAGTTCTTTTACCACATCGACCCACTCGATATGTGGGCGCTGCAAGACCTCAGAGCAAAGAGTCCATACTACAAGCAAGCCGATATTGAATCTCTCCTCAATCAGCCTGACGCTGTGCAAGAAACGGAGATGGAACGTGAGATTAACGATCAGTTCTCTATCGATTCCAGTGGTGTTGATACCGGCGCTGCTAGGTGGTATGTGTATACTTGCTGGTTTACTTTTATTCTTGATGGGTTAGAGTATTCTTTCCAGGCAAAGTATCACAAGAAGACTGAGAAAGTTTTGTGGATAGCTTTCAATAACTATCCAAAGAACATGCTGCCATATCAGGACATGAAATTAGCATACGATGATGAGTCTTATCTCGGCACCGGGTTTGCTGAGATGATTCATATGGTGCAAAAGGAGTTGTCGAACAATAACAACTGGCGCACGAACAATCGTAATTATTCTATGCTTGGTATGTGGAGGATTGATCCTGAGTGTAAGCTTGGCTCTATCCTAGATGTGTTCCCCGGCGCTGGAATACCGGCGCGACAGAATGAAGTAGAGTGGCTCAAAACAGGAGCAGACATTGGTTACAGCGATGGGCCAGATCAATTCCACATGGCTATTGCTAAAGAGCGTACTGGCGTTGATCCGGCCTCTGGTGGAACGGGTGGTGGGATTGTAAATCAGAAGCGCGGGATTTACAGCGCCGCTGGTACTTCGATGGTCATGGCGCAACAGAACAACAGAAATAACCTGCGCACTGGTGATATGCGGTCGGCGCACGTCAAACTCGCATTAAAGTTCCTCACGATGTATGCAAACTATGGCATCGGAGATAAACTCAAGAAGTACGGAAATGATGCACCGAAGCTGACTAAAGCACTCGACGCATATAAAGCAGGTACGCTTGGTCTCCGTCTGCGGCCTTCTAGTGCTTCGTTGAACAAAGAACTTGAGCGCCAGAATGATATTCTGTTGTCTGACAGACTTGACAGACTCTACCAGAGCCAAGCACAGATTATCCAAGCTATCAACACAGAAGGTATTCCCCCGGATTTGAAACAGTATTACATGGACATGCTTCTTGCGACACGAGCCACTGGAATGGCGCTGTTGCGTAACTTCAACAAAGATAACGTGGACACCGTCCTTCCAGACGTTGCGCATATTATCGAA